TTTTGCTATTTATTTTAGAATTCTACGACTAATTTGATATCTTCAGTTTGGTCGGTAGATCTGTTTACTGCTTTTCTGTTTTCAACGTAAATAATGTTTCCACTATTTTTCTTAATTTCTGGTTGTGCATATCCAGTAGTAAATGCAACACCAAAAAATGATCCAGTTCCAGATGCAGCGGTATCTGGCGTAGCAGTAATACCACTAGTACCACCAGTTACAATATTTGATCCACTGAAAGGAACCAACTTATATTGATTTTGACCACTTTGAGTTTCGTCAATATGTTCATTCTGGTAATATCTCAATACCTTAGTAATTGAGTCCCAATGAATAACTCTTCCTTTTGCACCAGTTGTTGTTTGAGTAATAACTTCACCAATATCAAAATTGACATTAGTTACAGCAGGAAATTTCATAGCAAAACAAGCAGTTGCTGTGTCCGAAACTAAATCTGTATTGGAAACATTTTTCGGATCTGATATCAATCCAAATCTCCTAAATTGAGAATTTACTGGGATATCACCATCTCCATCTAAGAACTCTAAACTCTTATTAATCATAACTCTATATCCACCAAGTTCCATTGGAGGATTTGAACCATGACCACCAGGAGGTGAAATAACTGTACTTACTGTTCCAGAAAGTGAAACACTACTTCCAGATCTAGAAAGTGCATTAGCTAATGTAGTATACGCTTCAGTCAATATGACTTTTGCTCTTGTATATCCTGCACCAACTCTTTCCGATTCAATAGTATCAATACCACCGGCAGCATTGATTACAATTTTTGCAATTGCATCAGTGGTTCCATCACCAATAATAGGACAGTAGTATATAGCATTTGCTGTATTACCAGTTCCTCTATTATCAATAATTAACTGTTCTACAGCACCATCAACAGCAGCGGCCGCAACAGTGGAGTCAACTCTAACTGGCATAAAATCACTAGAAACAAATCTGATATAATCAGAAATATTGATAGTGTACATGTACTTCCACCTATAACCATCTGCATTACTTTCAATGATAGAAGTTGCAGTACCAGATGGTTCTACTGTAGATGCTCTACCTTGTGGATAAGTAGGACTAATTCCATTGTAAATGCACTTATAAACCTGGAAGTTACTGTTTACAGCATATGATTGAGAATCATATAAATTTGAATGACCATTCAACGACAAATTTGTGGATGTATAGTCATTTTCATACATATCATACTTAACACCAGTTTTCCAGGTAAGTCTTTTAATAACTTTAGAAACATCAGTACTGTTAATCCTCTTAACAGCAATCATATCATCATAAACTTCATTAGAGTCATTAAATGAGTCATATACATCTGGAGGAGCAAACTCAGTTACTGCCGACTGCCCTGAATATCTTTCCAGAGTCCAATTTTGTGATCTACCTATAAACAAATAGATCTTACTCCTATATGATTGAGCTGCAGCGGAAGAATCTGCTTCCGCATTATTACTGCTATCATATGGTTCTTCAAGTGATTCGATAAACTGTTCTGCAGCAAAAACCCTGAAGTTGTCAGTGACTAGTGAAGGCATTATTCTTCCGCTTTTTTATTTTATACTTTTATTTATTAAAGAAAATTGTCGAAATATACGAGAGTATATGTCGATGCATTGTCCGGAGACTCAATTTGGGCACTATGAGAAACTGCAGTAGTACCCGATGCACCTCTTGTACAACCAAGAAGATTTGCAGTTCCAGATGTAGAAGATAATTCTGTATATTCAATTACTTCTGATGTTACAACACCACCAGAAGTATGATATAGAATCACTCTATTTGTATCATAACCAGTACCACTATTTACAACATCAACAGCAGTTATTGTACCGCTAGAATTTAATGTACCTCTTAAGACACATCCAGTTCCACCTCCTCCAGTTAAAGTAATACTGAAGTCTTTATCTTGATAATTAGCACCGCCACTAATAATATCAACCTTTCTTATTTCTCCATTAGAAATATAAGGTCTTAACACCGCTTCTGAACCACCACCATTATAACCAGTAACTGTAATAGTTGGGGTGTTTGCAGATAATCCAGAAACATTATCAAGTGCAACTGTTTCCACGGTTGCATTTATATCAGCATCCAGTTTAGTTGCACGTCTAATTTCTGTTTTACTTATTGGTAGTTCTTTATAAACTGATGCATATACAGTTGCATAAACATCATGTGGATTTTGAATGTTTCTTCCTGGATATAAGAGTTCTCCAGGAGTAACAGTACCACCATCATTATAGTTAGTTGTTCCTAAGAATTTAGCACCAACTCCAGTACCAACAGTTCTCATGATGACTGGTTCTTTGTAATTTAAACCATTCGCAGTTGTTGTAACTGTAGACAGAACTCCATTACTTGGTGTAGAAGAACCAACATAACCAGATGGAGTTGTATCAGTGTAACTATTAGTAACCAATACATCTGGAGATTTAATTGTTGTTATTGTTCTAGGAGAAATTTCTCCATCAATATATAATTTATCTCCAACTGAAACCTCATATGATCTAGATAAAGTTTGAACATCATTTGGTGTGCCACGGAAATCTAGTAGTACAAGTTTAGTAAATGATACACTAGTTTCAAATATAATTTTATCATGTCTGATAATATAATCATACAAAGGACTTTGTACGTTTCCATCCATTATAACCGTGATTTGATTTTCTAGTTTTTCTGGACGATCAATATCATTATTTGCATAGTATGCTGTAGATCCCTTAGTAATACTAAAGGTAGTTCCACTTCCATTTGTAATTGTGTCAAGTTTATCAAACATACCAACTACCCTAACAGATATAACATCAGAAGATACCGGAGCAGTTGTGAGTAATATCTGACTCTTAATATCACCAGTTAATGTATAATCAACTCCTGGATCTAGTACACTTCCATTCTTAACAACAATTATTCCAGTTTCATGTGGAACATTATCATTACTTGTAGTTCCTATTGGAACAAAGTTTTCCTGAGCAGATCCTATAATTACAGATCTTGGTTTAGCAGAAACAAATGTATGAACATAATTACCACCAGTAATGACAGAATTTGACAAAGCACTAACAAATGTATGTGGCGCTTTTTCTGGAGATGGTCCTACATTAACAGTGATTGTCCCAGCAGTTGCGTTGATTGCAGTAATTACCAATGGAGTGTCATGTCTATCACGTTTTCTCTTTAATGAATCTGTTACAGCACTAACAAATGTATGTTGGTATTGTTCACCTGCAGGTGATACACCGACATTAATATCAAATGTATTAGTAGTTACATTTGATATTTGAATAAATTTACCACTAATTGGATCAGTAGAACGAGGATATGCGTGGTTACTACCATCACTATCTTTAGTGCATGTAAATGTCAATGCATTATCTTCTAGTTTTACCCAATCATCATTCACAAAACCATGATCATCAAGTGTTATGGTTACAATTCCAGTAGATGCTGTATATGATGCACTTTCTGGGGTATGAGAATCGATGAGAGCTCTTGGGTGAGATAGTTGTGTTTGGTTACCATCAGATGCACATGTGAATGTAATTGCACCATTTGATAACTTAATATGTTCACCAACATATCTAGCAGTTGCACCAGATGTTCCAATATCCAATATTAAATCACCAGTAACTGTATTGTATTCGGTGTTGGATCCTGGTGTGTAGTTAACAAGTGGGGAAGATCCAATTGGGAGAGTAATAGTATTTGTAGTTACTGAACTAATTGTAATATTATTACCATACACAGGATCGGTAGTTCTTGGATAAGTCTTAAGACTATAATTATTATCCATTGAACATGTAAAACTCAATGAATTTGCAGCAATCTTAACTACATTACCAGCAGATAATCCATGGTTTGCAATAGTCAAAACCATATTACCAGTACTAGCAGTATAAGTTGCTGCAGTAGGAGTCAAGAACTTTTGACCATCCATTAAGTTAAACTTGGTATTAGATCCGTTGAAGATATTGTTAATTGGATCTAGTAGTTTAAATAATCCATCAAATTTAATTGCAAATAGATTTCCCGTTGTATGAGTACTACTTAATGTAATAGATGAATTGCTGTTCCAGGTAAAATCTCCAAGTTCTTCAAATTTAAATTCATTATTGGAGAAGACAACTACATTTGATTTTTCTGTGGTTTCTGAATTACTAATAGTATATGTATTTCCAGAAGTATTGGTAAGTGTACTATGTACCATACCATCAGATCTAATTAATAAAATATCATCAGTATGCAATGGTGCAGTTGTGAATGTTATATCCGAAGTTCCAGAAATTGTGTAATCAACATCTTTTTGTAGTACAATACCATTTTTAGCTACCAATATATCTGTAGTTTGGATTATAGCATCTACTGCATCCTCACTATCTTCAAGAACTCTAAATGTAGTTCTAGTTCCATCCTGACATTCTTCCAAGTCATTAATTAGAGTTGTATTAGCATATTTCATAACAAATACACTCTGTGGAACATAACCGTCACTATGTGTTAATAATAATGATCTATACGCACTAGAGCCTGTAGTTTGAAAGACCCAATCACCTCTTTGAGCAAATTTAGGAACCCCGTCTGCATAAACTACATAATCATTAATATCGAGTGGATCAGCGACTTCTGAGGCTGGCCAAGCTATTATGGTTGTATTACTATTTTGAGGGAGAACAGCATTATGATTTACTCTTGTAGCATTGTGAGTATAAAGAATCCATATGTCATCAGTGGCAACTGGAGTATTGGTAAAGGATATTGTATTTCCAGGACTTGAAGGAATGTTGTAATCATCAAATGATGTTGCACCTGGTTTTTGTACAACACCGTTTCTAACTACAAATATATCATCGATATCTGGAGGAGTGAATGCAGTTCCGCCACTGTGCGTTAAATTAAATGTCGAAGTGGATCCATTAAATCCAGTTAGGTCATCTAACAATAGATTTTGAGTTGCGCCGCCAGCCTGAGACACATATGCAAAGATTAAACCAGATTCTTCTTTAGTTGGCGCCGTTGTAAATCTAATAATTTTATTATTAACTAGAGTAAAATCTGTACCTGGTTTTTGATACACACCGTTTCTAACAATAAAGATATGATTTATGTTATTCCAAATAACTGACCCTCTTGCGGCGCCAGGAAGAGTTATTGGGAAGTCTGTTATAACTCCATCAGCGCACACAAAATCGTCTAGAACAACGTTGTTTGTGTAGTCAGGTAACAATTGTCTATTGAAGTGGGCTAAAACTACAGAATCGGAGGAAGTTGGTGCATCTACAAAAGTAATTTTGTTATCAGTTATACTATGTTGTGAAGAATCTGGAGTTAGTAGTTTTCCATTCTTGATAGTAAAGATATCACCAACATTTTTTGAGTAGATTGGAACACCAGCGTCAGAAACACTAAATGTTCTTCTAGAACCATCCTGTTTCGTAAAGAGTCTATCTAATACACTCCCACTCTCATTAGATACATTTGATAAGAATGTGCTTTCATAATCAAGGATAGTTAATTTTACTGATGCAGCATATGCAGTATTAAAGGTTATCGTTGAACCACTCACAGTATATTCTGTGTGATCTAAAACATGTTTAGTACCACCAATGTTAGTTTGAATAATTAAACTCTCTTCACCATTCTGAGGAGTATGATTCTCTCCATTCTTCTGTAAAGTAAATGATTTAGTTGATCCATTAAATGTCAATGGATCTAAGACATCAACATAACTCTTAGAATATCTTGGAGTTGTATATGTAAACTTAGTATCAAAACCAGTTACAAGAGTACTACTCTCTGGGATAACTGTTCCTGTAATTTGATCCTTTCTTATTTCATAAATTGAATCTGGTTTCTTAATGGCATTTGATTCTACATTTTGTCTAAATCTCTTAGTTATACAATCTAGTATCATTGTAGTCCTGAGACCCAATAGATCATTGACGTTTATCTTCTCGCACGTAACCGTTTCGTTTATTTCCCAACCAAATAATTCATTGATATCAAAAGACTCACTAAAAGTAACTGTGTTACCAGATAGTGTAAAATCTGTTAATAGTTGTGACTGAGAGGCACCTTCGACAAAAATTAGAAGATTACAATGTGAAGTTGGAGTAACTGCAGTTCCATTGTAACTTAATGTATAAGTTGTACCAGAACCAGTGAATGTTAATTGACGTAAATTATCCTGTTTAATAGCAAATACTTTACTGTCGTAGTTAGGAGAATTAGTAACATTTACAATATTATTAGATACTGTAAATTTAGATGGATTTTGGACAGATCCAGCAATAGAAATTATAAATTTCTCTTTTGTAGTTTCATCTATAGTAACTGCATTTGATTTTTCAATTAGAGAGAATGTAGTTGCAGATGCAGATAAAACCTGATCATCCAAGTCAACAAATGGAGTTTGTAGTTTATGCCATAAAATCTCATCATTTGTATTTAAATCAAATCTGGGAATAAAACTTTGAACACTTAAGAAATCAGTAGATACATCATAGGACTCTACTGGTTCCTGTAGTATACCATTAGCAATAACTAATGACTTATATGTACCTGGATTTAAACCAACTGCATAATTTAAAGAAATTTTTACAATAGATTCATCCGTTATGAAATTTGCATTATTTCTGATTTTAATTCGGATAAAGAACTCAGTAACTTGTATAATTTCACCGATAGCAGTTGATGTAATTCCAAAATAATAATCTCCAACAACAAACTGACTGGTGTCACTAAAAAATAATCTTTGAGTATCACATTGACCAAGTTTAGTTTTTAAATCAATTTTATTAAAGAATTTAGTTGCAAAAGCAACATTACTCTTAAATATTTCTTGTTGATCTTTAAATACTGATTTTCTTCTTTCAATACGTTTTTTACCAAACTGTTTAAATCCAGCTGGATGGGTAAGACTATCCTGATCTTTTCTCCATTCTTTTATATCTCTAGAAGATGTCAATGAATAAGACCAGTCCTGATAATAATTACTATCAGTTATTTTTTGTAAAAATTCACTAGTATTACCCTGAACATCAGATCTTTGTACATTTAATGTTGCACAAGGATTAACATTTGCATATGCTTTATTTCTTCTGATACTTACAATTTTTCCATATACTTTACCACCAAGATAAACTATATCTTTATCTTTAAACTGACCAGCAACTTCATCAAACTCAAGTACAGACGTAAATTTATCAAATGATACTGTCTTACCTTTTACTTCAATTGGGAACAAAATAGAATTAATATTGCCAGTTAGTTCCTGTCCAGTTGCAATATCTTTTCTTCTAATTTTAGATCTCAGTAAACCACCAGTTCCATTAGTTGAAGAAATTGTTAATACTGGTTCCTTGGAGAAATTCATTCCTCCATCAACAACTTTAACTTCAGTTATAGTTCCAGATCTAACTGTAGCTTCTATTGTAGCTTTATCAGATGCACCATCAACTAAAATTGTAATTACATTATCGTAATTTTGACCAGAGTTTACAATTTCTACATCATATATTTCAAAATTATTAATAATTTTTGCTGTAGCTGGTAAATTTAAATAATAATTTACATTATTATTAGCTGTAAATGATGTTCCAATTGAATCATAGTAAATTCTTTTTATTTTACCAATACTATCAGAATTTGTTTGTATTATTGCAGTTCCATCGCCGGCATCAGTATCAACTGTTCCTTTTTTAATCAAACCAACAATTTGTGGTAATTTCCTGTAATTATTACCAGTATTGGCGATTGTTATTTCTTCAATTGGACCATCAGCACCATATGACTGAGCATCATAACTTAAGAATCTTTGTTCATATGAATATGTACTTTCTTGGAATAAAACAGTGAATTGCTTTAACACTGGATTAACATCAATTATTTGATGGGATCCTTGATAGTCTCTAACTTTATCAATTTGGTAAATCCACTCATCAGTACTACCAGCAGATGTAACATGTAGATACACTCTATTTGGTAGTGTAGTCATATCAAATCTTACAGTATCCGTTGGTGAAGGAACTAATGTAAAATATTCATTTATTGATTCGATATCATATGTGACTTTAACTTCACTACTTCCCGGTAGTTGTAATTCATACTTAAAGTTAGAGTTCAGTGAAACTGCATATATTAGTTTATCTTTTAGTTTATCTATAGACTGACCTTCTTTGATCGAAACTTCTACATTATCTAACTTAACTACATTTGAACTAATTGGTTGAGAAGTACTGTTTTCTAAAAGAAAAATTGGAGAATCTGAAAAATCATAACCAGTAGTATTATATTTAAATTCAATTAAATCTCCAATGGCTAACTCATTAGCAACTTTAGTTTGGAATGTAACAGTTTTATAATCTGGTGTTTTTAAAAAAGAATTTAATAATTCCTTACCACCAATTTTAGAAACAAAACCAGAAAAACCAGAACCAAAAGTTTTTGAGTTATCAATTTTTAATCTATCACCTACATTATATCCAGATCCTTTATTTTCTAAAATAACTGCATCAACTGCACCGCCGGAAACTGTTAAAGTTCCTGCAACTGATCTAATTTTATCAGTATCTTCTTTAGGATACTCATCATTATGATCTAATCCGTTGAACCAGTTTGCACCAGCTGGAATGCTTCCGAAATACTTAGCATCTCCATTTGAAACGACCTTAAGAACATCTTTTTCAAATGCTCTATTAAATGCCTTTGGAATTTTATCATTAGTTCTACATCTATTATTCATGTAATCATCATATTCAGATGCAAATGTATCTCCAACAAAATAAGGGAATCCACCAAAGTCGATACCACTATCTGTTACAATTGTATTAGTTGCTACATCATATGATTTTTTAGTTGATGCATAGATATATCTTCCACTCGGAAATTCTGGAGTTACTGAAAATTTACCATTATGAATATCTAATGAGTTATCAGTACCTTCTACAAATTGATAATCTTCAATAAAACTTCCAATTGGATAATCTGCAGTAGATGGTCCACCGACCCTACTAAAGTAATATGTTGTCCCACTTATAGTTTTAGATGTTTCAGTAACATCATTAGTAGGTGAAGTGGTATATTTTAACTTATATTGTGATACTGCTTCTTCTAAAGGATTATTGACCGCATCAAAAGCTATATTTCTTTTTTGTAAAAGTTTTCCGCCGTGATACGTTGGAATACCATCATATGAAACAAGATATGGTAAAGAATGTGCATCTGATGTTATTTGATCAATAGCAGTTCCAGTGGTTCCAAGTATTTCATCATCAGACAAATTCGCAACACTTTTACCTGCAGCTGCAGCAATAGCACCCAACAGAACATCTGGAGCAGAATTTTTAATCTGACGTGCTGCTAATTTTTCAGTTGGTTTTAATAAGAAATATTGTTTTTGATTAATATCTGTTGGAAAATCATTTTTATAATCAATTAACTTAAATGACTTATTATTATTTGTTGTCGGGATAGAATCTCCAGAATCAAATACATATCCACCATGATTATCAATACGACCAAGTTCACTTAGTTGTCTTACTAAGTTAAATGTCCATTCTTTTAAAGATGATGTTATTGCACCACCGGCACCTACTGGTGTTATTTTAATAGTAGGTGCAGTAGTATAACCAGACCCTGGGTTGACAATAGTAAATTGTTCGATTTCACCAGATGCAGTTATAGATGCAGTTACTGCAGCATCTTTTCCATCACCAAGAACTTCTACTAATGGTTCTATATCGTAAAACTCACCAGCATTTGATAACACTACTGAATTAAGTTTTCCATTCGCAAGGAAAGCAGTCGCTGCAGCATTTCTACCACTAACAACTTCAACTGATGGTGTTTTTTCCCATCTATTCGTTATTGATGCATATACACCAGCAGTATCATTTACTAGAATTGTATTATAGTTCTTATTATCAAAATTATGATATGAAACTAGTGGACCTCTCATTTCAACAAATTTTACACCATTCTTACTAAAAGGAATTTCAAAATCTGATTTTCCACCGTTGCTAATTACAATTTTAGGAAGATTTACATATCCTTTACCAGAATATCTAATTATAATGTTATCAATATTTCCATTTGTATAACTTACTTCTAGCACAGCGTCTTCGGATCCAGTATATGGATTCTTAAACTCACCTTCAAATCTAAATGATACATTAGATTGAACTACCGGTACACCTGGAACAGTAGCTGTTTCTGGTACCATGTAATTTGGTTTTAATGATACTTTAGCGTTATTTAATAAAGCATTTGATTTAGTTTTATGTAAAGTGAATGTATTGGAATCCAATACTCTAACAAAATATTCTGTATTAAGAGTTAGTGATTGGAAATAATTATCCTCACTTATATACTTTACTTTATCCCCAGTCTCAAATCCATGAGAAGATCCAGTTACAATATCATCGGTAACATTAATTCCTGGATATGTATTACTACCAGATGATGAAACATTTACAAATTTAACTACGTTTTGTGGATTCTGATTAACAACTGTTATGGATGGTTTTGAAGTAAAACCAGATAATTCTGATGAGTATTGAGCAAATAAGTTTGCAAAATTAATTTTACTTATACCAGCAGAAATTTTAGTTAGATTATTTGAGTTATCAATATTTAAAGTAGTAGTTCCTTCAGTTAAAGCTAACTTTGGATTTTTTGTTACGTCAATAGAAGTTGCTATACCACCAGTCTCTGTATATGTAACTCCATATGTACCACCTAGTGCTATAGAGAATCTATCAAGATATCCATATTGTACAGTATTACCTTTATATGAATTTACTTGAATTGCGTCTACCTGAAGACCAACTAATTTTTTATTAGTCCTAAACTGAGAAACACCTTGAGTACTATAAAGAATAGTAGATTTTGCCCATCTAGTAACTGCTTTTTGATTTGTAAAAGAAACTTTCTTTAAATCATTAGCAGGAATACTTTGTCCTGGAGATGGATAAGAAATGATATCACTCCACCATGGAGGAACACATGAAGTTGCAATATACACATGGTCAGCATAATCATAATGACTATTAAATCCAGTCAAAGAACCAAACGAAGGTATTCTAGAATCAGTAACTGTATTTCTATCTCTATTATAGTTTGAACTTAAAAGTAAAGCCAGTCTATCAGATCTATCTGCTGCTAATTCATTATCTAATTGAAAATTATATACATCAATATTAGGACTATCAAAATTAGCAAATTCGTATTTTGTTAAACTGTTTAAGGAACCACTCTGTTCAACTATTACTTCTCCAGGCAATCCAAAAATTCTAAATCTTGGATTTGGGACAGATGTTAAATTTTGTTCAATATAGAATAAATGATCATATCTATTGGTATCATAATATCTCCAATCAATCTTACCATCAGTTATTATTCCAACTGTATGTGTTGGTGGTATTGAACCAGATATACCAGAAGTTTCTGCAATATAAAGATTGTTTTCATAGAATCTATAATCACCTATAGAAACTCTAACATTAGTTGTCCATTTGTTTTTCTCTACTGTACTACCAGGATTTTCTGGATCATCTTCCTGTCTTTCAACTAATTTGTAACGACCAAACGAAATTACAACATCTTTAACATCAACATTAAAAGCAGTACCAGTATAAGAACATCCAAAGAACTGCTGTGATGTTCTGGTTTTATAAGTTACCTCTTTACCTTTAATACTTAAAATGCCATTTGTTACCGGAAATGACGAAGCATCGTCTACAGTAATAATATCAGTACTACTATTAATAACAGTACTTTTTGTAATTACTGTATCTGGTTGTAGATAAATGTCACTTATATCGCTATTAGAACCAATTTCAAATTCAAAAATATTATCAGTCAAGAAAATTCTATTGTCTATCTCAATGTCTACTCCCTTTACACCAAATAACTTATCAGAGTCTTGCTTTAATGAAAAAACATTTGGTAAAATATCATTTTGTAAATTATAACCATCAATTAACTTACAACGAATAATTTTTCTTGTCGATGCTTGTGTATTCGAAGTCCTAAATGTATATTCTCTAGGAAACTCAATTTGTTGATCTTCACTAAGAATTTCTACACCCTTTCGTGTTTTGAAATTTATATCTGGTAAATTGGATATAAAAGCTCTTGGTTGTTCGCCAGAAGTTGAAAATATTTCTTGCCCTTGTCTAAAATTACCAATTACATCATACAATATTACATTGTCGGATTTAGCTTCATAATATTCTACTCTTGCTACACCAGTACCATCAATATTTGTAACAATTTGATCTTCTTCAAATTTTGTTGGTCTTACTCTTGCTCTAATTGGACCAAAATAATTTTCACCAATATCCTCTACAGAAATGTTAGTAATAGTTCCAGTATCATCAATATCAGTGACTTTGATGACAGCAGTTGTATTATCTCTAATTTTTGTAGTTTGATTTACAATTCCAGTACCTGTACCAAAAATATCCACTATAGGAGCATTCACCAATGCACCACCAGTAGTTACTTTTCTATTATCATATCCAGATCCACCATTTTTAATAAAAACGCTATCTGGAATTTGGAAAGTTGTTGGATTTGGAATACTACCGTCTAAATTAGGTATATCTAAAACTGCCCCAGCACCTCTAGATTTTAGTTTTAGGTCAAACCTTCTATCGTTGAATAATATACGAAATACTATTCTATGAGAATTTAAACTACCCTTCGCAGAATAGAATGATTTAATTCTTTTTAAAAACTCACCTATATCTAAAGACTCATCTAAAACTTCTGGAATTTGTACTCCAACTTCAGATTTAATTCTATTAAAAAATTCTTTTGCATAATTATATGCAATATTATATACTTTTACCTTTTCTAGATGACTTGTCTTGACAGAGGTCTCTAATGTTACTAATGATTTTGGAATATTACTTAAAACTAAAGCTTTTGTTCCCCTAATACAATTAGTAAATGAGTTACTCGTTTTATCTTCATAATAAATTATCTCATTATCAATTTTAATATATCCTTTCTCGGGATAACCTTTGGTACTAAAAACTGGGATAGTAGTATCACTATCGCTAATATTAGATGTCAACTTAACAGATTCTACTAATCTATTAGGTCTAAAATAAGTTATATTATAATAATCAGTTAAATTTGCAGCAATATCAAGAGGACCATACTTGCCCTCTTGTGATTTATAATATTCAGATAGAAAACTTAAAAATAACGGATTATTTTCCTGTACATGTTGAGGAAACTGGTTTTCAATTATTGTAGAAATAATTGAAGTTTTTTCTTCTAAGTATCTCATGAGCACAGATATGGGTCGGTTTCTGGAACGTAGTCTTCGATAATGTCAACATCATTAGGATCGTTGATAACAGGATCTGTTGATGGTAAACCAGTTTCATCATCAATAATAGATGGTAGATCAGGAATAGTAACAGTTCCTCCACCCGGGCCAGGAGTGATCAGTGGTGGAGGATTGACAACTATGTTCACATCTCCTGATGTATCACCTGGACTGATAATTGGTAAAGTAATTGAATCTGGATCTAGAATATCTGATAAATCGTTAGGATCAGTAATATCCTCATATACTTCAATATCATCAATATCTAGGTCTGGAACAACATCTGGTCCAACAACTACATCTAGAACATCTGGCACTACTAGAATATTTATGTCTTGTGTTGAATCGTCACAACCTTGAACTGTATATGTTAGTTTTCCGGTTTCAAGATTAATAGTACCAACAATTTTTAAAACATCACCACCTTCAGTAACGAGATAAATGTTTGTATCTGCAGAACAATCATCAATAAGTTCTTTAGTCTTTGATGCTAAAAATACAGGACTTGCAACTCCTTTATGACAAAAATATTCGGATATTGCGTAAAATTCACCATCTACATCTGATTTTAACTTTGTATAAAACTCAGTAATATAGTTTTTGGATATACTAGGTGTAATTTTTACGTTTTGTTTTAGATATACATTATTTCCAACAAAAGTTATAGCGGGATCTAGTCCTTTAATTCCACATCTTAACGATAAGTCAGAAAAAGCACCACCAAAACTATTAAACCCAATTTTTTTAATAAAATCAGCAATATAGTCATTTATTAGTGATCTTAATTCAGTTTCCCTATTTCTAGTTTTTGATGTGTCAAAAATTATCTTTGGAGTAATCACAAAAGTAATTCCTTTAGCGTCTAAAATTTTAACATCAATAGATCCAACTTTATATTTAATGAGTTCCTTTTGAATTCTTGATTTTTCACTTGCACTAACTGCTTCGCCGATACTAGGTTTTATAACAATAAAAACTTTTCCAAATTGTGGTGGACTTAGTGTTTCACCCGCTATAACTTTAACTAAATCAGTATTTGGATAAATTTTTGCAATTAAAGATTCATAATCAGCTAAAGTAACAGCTCTTTCTTGAGATGCATAATATCTTGGTGCTCTAAATTTAATAGATCGTGAAGATTCAAATTCTGACCCACCGTCAGATCTTGGAGTTGTAGTTGATATAGACCATGTAATATTATTATATCCTAAGGTAATTGGGCCGCCGCCACCTTCTACATTTAATCCTTCTACTCTACCAATAAATTTAAAATTTGTAATATTATTAGCTTCACCACCGTTTGTTATGACATATCTTATTTTTACTACTTCACCGTCTCTAACCTTTCTACCCAGTACATCATCACCAAAAACAATTTCATATTTTTGGTCTTGAACTTCCTCTACAAAGAAAACTGTATCTGAATTAGAAACATCAACAATAGTATCCTTCCTCATATATTCAATTTCTTGAGTATTTGTAGGATCGGAAATTACAGAAACTCTAACAGTTTCAGAATCTATAAAGTTATTTGGAATAAAGAATCTTTGATGCTCATTACTTTCATCAACAGTATATGATATTACAAACTCAGTACCTTCAACTACTTCAATATTTTCAAATGAAACATTAGTTCTACCTTTAACTGATAAATCAATATCTTCAGTTAAAATAAAAGTATAATTTTTGTTATTTGATGCAGCACTTAATGCTGAACCTTTTTTTAATCTTACAATATCATATGAACTAACACCAGAAACATTTACACTCATCTTTACTCTAGATGATGTATAAGATGATGGTGTATATCCTAATCTCTTAGATATTGAAACAATATTATCACGCAATACGGCAGTATCTAAATTTAACTCATTAGATGCCATATTAACATTGTATGTCGTATACAATGTATTATACGACAGAATGTCAACCAACATAGAAAGATTAGATCCCTCAAAATCGTAATCTTGAAAATCTGTTTTATTTTTTATGAAATTCTTAATAGAATCTCTTACTTCTTCAAACTCTAGTGATGATACTACTGGTAATTCCATTTAATTAACTTTCTCTGACTAA